GACTAGCTAATTGGATCATAGCTACATAATACTGATTCGTCAACGCACCGATCTGTTGCCAATTGTTTCTATCTAGTAACCTATTCTGTTGTTGTCCGGCTGCTTTTACTTCAAACAAAATCCCCTTCCTAATGTCACCTATACTCTGCCCGAGAAGTTTCAAAACCTCCATACCACCTTCTGCGTGAGCAAAGTATTCAGGATGCCTTGGACCAAATTGTTTAATGTTTAACAAAGCATCCATCGTGAGAGTACTAAACCATTCCCTTATATTATCCATAGAGTAATCAAACTTCTTATTACCCTCAGCAATTCTAGCTAAATCTCCAGTAGCTGTTCCTGGAGTCCCAACTTGTGGCATCCCTAGAATTACCTCATTAACTCCTGTTCTCTGTTGTGAGTAGAGAACTGCACTCTGTTCGTTGGAGAATGAAGATGAATACACCTCACCTAATTGAATAGTCTCAATATGAGTCATATCATCCAAGAACCACATCTTACCAGGAAAGATAGGTTCTTTTGGACCATAACCAGACAGTCGATTGATCTTGAACATACGCATATTAGCGATAGTTGCATTATCTAATCTCTGCCTGTGAATCGTTGTTACTTCTTTTTGGAACTGAGCGTTCTGTTTAGAAACTCCAAGTCCTCTCCATCTGTGTTCTACTGGAATGTATTGGACGATTCTATAAGGTCGTCTTAGATCACTATTCCAGTTATACCTAGCTCCCATTAAGAACCGTGAGTCGTGGTGATACCAGACTACGATCTCCTCAAGCTTATCATCACCATCAACATCAAATGATAGGTATAACAGGCGAAAATCAACTAACTCAGGGAAGATCGCTGCTGTTTTCTCTAAATCCTCCTGGCCGGCAGTGAACGCCCTTTCTAAGCTAGTACCTGTTCTACTCCTAGAACGGAAGTGGTTAGTTAAATGCTCAAATGTTCCAGGATAAAATAGCGTTGCCTCCTCAAGATTCTTTATCCCAAATGGAGTATTATGCATTAACTCACCGCACCAAGGAGCCGTTTGAGGATCTTGAGCGTGATTAGGCATTATGTAGTTAGCATACGCTACAGAATCCATCGTAGCGCCATCTTTAATTACAACAGGGAATTCCTCCCTCTCTCCAGCAGCGTTATGACGAACGGCCTTCTTAACTAACTTAAGATAATCAGACTTAGCAACTCCTGTTCCATATTTAACTGTTTCAAAGCACGAAGAATTCATCATCGTTCTTGCGTGCATATTATGACGTAGCTCGTAGTCTAAATAGTTCTCCAAAGGATGTTCTGCTGATGCAAACTTTGGATCTCTAATATTAGCAGCAATTACTGGAGTGGATGCCCAAACCATAGTCATTACTCTTGCTTGAACAGACTCTGCTGCGATTGCGTTTAGAGGAATTACAAGGTTCGAGGCCCCCAGGAATGGGAATTTGCGTCGTTTTAGTGAGGGTTCTGCCCAATAATCTTTTTGTTGGTCCAGTAATATTTGAATAGCATCCTGACGCTCCATGTCATGACGAGTCATTTCGTCATTTAGGTAGGCTAGGAGACTTTCCTTCGTGTCCTCATCTAAGTTCAATAACCGCGGATATTGGCCCATTATTTAGCGCCTAGCTTCTTAGCTTTCCCCACCTCCCGCAAAGTTCCATATCCCAAATACCCCGATATAAATACCCACCACATCTCCGTTGGAATAGCTTCCATCTTCGGAGGAGGAACTATTATGCCAAAAATACCCTCTATTAATGGAACTAGAGCAACCCAAAAAGCAATCATTAAGAATAAACCCGCTAAAATACCCGGACGTATCCATTTAATGCCTGGGTGCTCTAATTCAGCCATCGCAAGTTTTCTAACACCTGAGCTATCTTGAAGTGCAACCTTTACCATCTCAAGTTCATGATTCTTTTGTGCATTTTCAAATGCTAGACGCTGTTCTGGTAACATTTTCGCAACTTCACTGTCTAAACTGTCCAACAAGTTCTTTACAGCTGGACCGATAACAGGGATATTACCCACAACCGATCCCAAAGCGTTCTTAATCAACTTTAATGGATTAAAAGCCATTACATTATCACCGGTTTGGGTGGAGTATCATAATCCAAAATCTCAATGTAAGTGGGACCAGCCTTAATGTTTTCTACTATCCCTGGATAAATAGCCCGATAGGTTGACCGGGAGTTTAACACACGGTTAAGCCGAAGATAGCTGCCTACGAGTATGCAACCATCTGTATCGTCATCGTCATTACCACAGTGTAAATAAATATACTTGAAATTTGGGACATCCTTCAGCCAGATCATACCTTCATGGATATCTGGGAAACGAAGTTCATATCTTTTAGTTAACGATCCCTCATTCCTTAATTTCAACTCATAAGTGTTAGCTGGAATTCTAGTTTCTCCAGCTACTTTCTTTATTCTTGATTCATCCTCAAGCGTATAACAAAGATGTCTTACTACGGGATGTTTCCCTTGCCAACTACTGATCTGTTGCCTAGAATCAACAGTAAACATCACCCCAGAGGAATAATCTAATTGGCTATTAATCCTTAGAACTCGATAATTCATAATTACCTTGATGACCTCACTACACTTCTCGTCTTTTCTCCCTCAGACCTAACAATCTTTCCAAATTCCATAGCAAGTTTAAGATCACTAGTCTCTGTTGACTTTCCTAACTCTTTCGTTTGGTTCTCGAAACATTCTCTAAGAAACTCCTTATCACTATCAGCAAAGGAATTCCTTCTCCTTTCGTGACCATTTCCATTCGCAAACCTTTTACGCTTAACGAACTCAAAACCCTTTTGTCCGCCGAGAACTAACACCACCGCGGTCATGATCTCGGCTAATGAGAAGAACTCCATCGTGCTTGCCTTTCGAGTAATTGCTTCTTTTTATATTCTACCAAATAGCAAGGCTTACACAAATCATGAGCCTCCATTAGCCTATCTGGGTGACATTTAGCCCTAGCTCTTGTACTTTTCGGTAAAGCTTTCCAGAACTTAATAATCTTAACAATTTTCTCTCTTCTATATTTGTAAAGAAAAGGATACAACGTCATCATCCACTGAATTGCACGGGCTCCATTGATCTGGGTTACTCGACAATTCCCGCTACGGACAACTGTGGTACCCCACATAGCAGCGACCTCAGTAACAACATCCTCGTCGGTCATTTTCAAAACCATCCTAGGATATTTTCCTTTGTGACCACCAAAATACCCTTCTCCCTCAAGTAATCCAGCCAACCAAGCAATTTTAGTTAATTTAATCATCCTCACTCCTCCTCGTCCCCTTCTTCCTTTGGCTCTGTTACCATTTGTAACAACAACAATCCTTCTAACTCAGTTGGAGAAGGTTGGATAAGCCTTCCATCTCTATCTTTCATCTTAGTTAACTTTTCATAATCAACTTGATGAACATCCACTTCGCTTTCTTGTTTCATTAACTCATTGAAATCATCAGCAAAAGCAGTCGGGCTCGCAAACTTTACATTACCATCCTCATCCTCTATCCTCTTTCCTTCAACATCAGTTAATGCGTGCTGATTAACTAACTTTTTCCTTTCCTCCATCATTACTTCAATAACGCCTTTTAATCTCCTAATAGTCTTTGCAATGGCAAAGGAGAGTGGAACTGGTAATCCCCTTTTAGTAAACTCTGTAACTAGAATGAGCCCGCTATCAATATCTCTGTTCCTTAATTTGACTTCCATTTCTCTTCTCCCTACAATTGTGGAACCAATTCGAAATTAACCTGAATCCCACCATCTCCCCACCTGTTCATGGAAACTACCCTCATCCTAGCCATTGCTATTCTCCTCTTAATTTATGAAAGCTCCAATTCAATCCAAGTCACGTGTCCTATAGCTGAATCTCCAAGTGTTGTTACCCGAGCCGATTGTTCGTATCTTACATTAAGTATGTTCCAAGCTGATATACTTTCCTTTTCTGCTGTTGAGAGAACGTGAGTAGTAGTTGTATATCCTCCCGTATTACTAGATGTTGAAATAGTAACTCTAGGTGTCGTTGCTTGTCTAAGTTCTATCGTTACATCATTTGAGTCTAAGCCCCCAGAAAGAATCTCTAGCCAATGTCGTACTCTTAAAGTAATTACCTCTCCGGCTGTTGGTGTACTAGCTGGGGTCGATAAACCAACTCTGAAATCATATACATCTACACCGGATGAATTAGTAAAGTTTTCAGAATCTATCTCCGTTGTTGCATCATCTGCTGTAACCTCATCCAGTTTTTCATATAGTGGTAGTGATCCCCAATCTCCTGTTTCTACGTCTGAATTGGGACGTAGGAAACCAATAAAAGCCTCAAACGCAACCTTCCACACACCCCCATCACGAACCTTTAGAGTTTTAACTTCTTTCCAAGTTCCTGAATCTCTTACCCAAACCGATTTATAAGTAGAGTCAGCCCAAGCCGCCGCGCTACGAGTAAAAATCCTGTCTCCCACTAAACCTTACACCAAATAGTTCCATCTACATAATCCTCAGCAACGGGATCTGATCCTGATATAACAACACCAGCAACATCCGTAGGTAAACCTCCGTCATCCATCTTCATCTGACCAAAGACAGTAAACTCTACATCACCTTCGTCCCACTTGAATCGGTCTGTATTGCCAGCACGGAATAGGAAATTACTGTTGTTTGCGTGAGTCTCTCCGTACAGGGTAATGTTTCCCCCAGCGTTGACGTTACTTCCACCAGACAGGATGAGAGTAGCAACTGCGGATGAACGAATTACAGAAACCAAATCGGTAATGGCTGCTAAAGATGCTGTTCCACCAGCGATTATGTTATTTGTGTTTAGGTCTATTTGTCCAGCCATATCTAGGGAGGTAAGAGTTCCTACAGACGTTATATTTGCTTGAGCTGCCGTGCTTAAGGTTCCGCCTAAAGCCCCGCTAAAAGTCCCCGTTGTAGCAATTAGGGCCTGTAAAGTTGTAGAACCCGACGCCACCAACAAGGCATTGTTAGTAGATGATCCCTCAGTTGGGGCGTTAACGATATAAACAGTTGCTGCATCAGTAACAGTTGCTCCAGCATTTATAATACCGGGCTCGCTTATAGCCAACGTGGCAATTACTGCATGAGTACCTGATGCGGCCTCGGTAATTCCTGGAGTGATCCATATACCAAAGGCGCTTGTATCGACTTGACCTGTGAAATCCTGGGTAAATCTTGTACCAGCAATGGCAGCAGCAGATATTGCCCCACGAACACGCAACCCGTAATCTAAATCTGAAGCTCCTCCTATAGCATGTGGGCCTACACCCGTAGCAATTAAATCTCCAGCAATAGTAACATCTGTTCCACTCTCCGTAATAATACTATCCGTAAGAGTAGCAGCAGCACTCCATTTAGCAATAGTCCCTGCTGTACCTGAACCTCCTAAAGCTCCTGCACCACCTGCCGTCCAGGAAAGAATCCCTGAACCGTTTGTAGAAAGAACATTACCAGAACCTCCATCTGAACCAGGCCAGGTATATTCTATAGTGTTAAACTTAGTTTTTCCTGTTTTGAAATCAAAATCACCGTCAGACGCTATTATAAACCTATCACTTCCCCCGGTTTTCATTTCAATCTGACCGGCAGCTACACCACTGTTTCCTGCTGCAAGCAACAAGCGCCCTTCAATAGTAGAAAACTCATTTCCGGCAATGTCAATTAGTGCTCCACGTATTTCAGCAAACGAACCGCCGCCTCCTATCCCTATACGCTTCGTATCGGAGGCATCGGAAGTGTTAGATATAATTCTGTGGCTCGTAGCTGTGAGAGAAATAGTCCCGCTAAAAGTCCCCGTTGTAGCCGTGAACCCTCCAACTAGCGTCAAATTTCCACCAGGAGCCAGTGTTGCAGCTAACGTGTTGTTCGTATGAAACAACATGTCAGTGTTCTCATAATTCAGTAGTATCGCCTTTTCACTGGCAGTGATGCCTATTTGAAAACCGGCAGCACCAGTACCAGTCGTACCGTTTTGGAATGTCATATCCACTGAACCGCTTGTTCCTGTATCTGTCAGCAACAGCCATTCATTCGTATCATCAATCGTGAGCGTCCCCATTGAGACGGTGTTGGATTGGAAGTCAAATGCACCAGCGGAAGTAACTCTTAGAACATTTTGAGACGACTGCATACCATCCCCTGCTCTTATGTCAAAATTGGCTCCACTAAAAGCAAAGACTGTAGCACCAGCACCGCCCGTGAGGAATTTTCCCGTTGCACCTCCGCCAGTTGATACAAAGCTGGCACTCGTTGTTACATCAGCAGGGAACACGTAGTCCCCTGCACTAAATGTTCCTGCCGTTACCAGTGAGGCGGGCACCGCACCAGCAATTAAAGTTCCAATGGTTGTTAACCCTGTCATGGTGGTTACGTTATTTTGTGTAATAGTAGAAAGTGTCCCAGCTAGAGTTCCAACATTAGTAATATTAAAACCACCAAAGTCAGTATTTCCAGTAAACGCCCTACTTCCATCAATAAGAGTATACTGAGGATGATCGGCATCAACAGTCAACCCACTTAAATTAGAATGAGTAGCCGCTTGTGTTGGTAAGAAAATAGTTTCAAAAACCGTATCAACTTGAGTTGCTGTAGTAGCAGATTTTTGAAAAAGTAACCTTCCAAGTAAGAAAGAATGAGCTTGAATCCGTATAGGCAAAGCAGAAGGAGGCTCTTCTAATTCAGCTAAAGCAGATTGAGTATACTGTGCTGTGCCGTAAACCATCGCGACACCACCATCTGGATCGCCATAAAGCCATAAGTTTGCATACTTATTAGTGCCCATCGTAACCAAATCAGTACCATCATCATACTGTGTATTAGGCCATTGAGTTACTCCTGTTGTTATAGTAAAAGTTCCTGAAACGTGTTTGTAAGTATCAAAAGTATCCCCACCGCCACCTGGATCTGAGTCAAATGCAGCAAAAGTTAATTTATTTAACTTCTGCCAAATATCGCCAGTTGATATAGTGATATATCTATTTGTGTCAGCACTCTCTCCTAATATCAATCCACCAAGTGTATTATCCCTAGCAAACCTTTCAACTTCAAATAAACGATGGATCATATTACTAGCATGATCCCCAATAGCGTGTTCCATTTGGGAAATATGTAATACTGCTCCCTCCCTAACGACAGAACCAAGAGGAAAGTCTGTGTTGAGATCCCAAGTATCAGAAGTTTTTACTACAACCTGTGGAGAGCCAGCGTTGTATTCTATACCAAAATGTCTTACTGCCCCATCAGGAACGGTATTAGATAAGGATTCAGACCAATCAAGGAAAAGAATCTGTGCAGTAGCCGCATCTGTAGCCTTAATCAATCCAGCACCGGCTGATACATCAATATCCCCACCACCAGCATCGCTCATTACTCCCCCACTTATCCAACCAGAGGAGTGAAAAACATCCTGCATATGCTGTACTGTCGAGAACGTTGGAGAATCAACCACTGCCATAGTTATGTCAGAGGCTTCAATATCAGACTTGAGGAAATGTTCATTTTGATCAAAATTCAGGAGAGAGTCGTGATCTATAGTGAGAGGATCAATTACAAAACCAGTATCTCCTGCTACAATAGAATCTAGTTCATCACGCAATCCGCGGACGCTTTCGAGGTATATGGATTCCTCGGGTAAGTTGTACGGGATTGAGCCAGATGCCTCTTTTAATAACTGGCCAACTACTTCACCAAAAGGACTAGTCATTTCTTCTTTTTACTCTCACTCATCGTTTGATTAATTCCCTGAGCTATTGCCTGAGCCTGTGATTTTCCTTCATGTCTCAACTTACTAATCTTCTTAGACACTTTCTTCCGAAGTCTCTTTGGAACCTTTTTCTTCGCCCGTTCCTTTGTTGTATGACCCGGCATTACATCACCAAATTGTGAGTTTCATGATAACCACATTCACACTGAATACTGACACGTCCATGTGCCTGATCTTCATCTATTTGTCCCGTATTATGACAATCTGGACATTTAATCCACCAATGGAGAGATTTAACACCAGTTTCAACATCAGTATGCTTTACTGGCCCTCTCCAAATTTCTGGCTTAGTAGCCATATCTACATCACCGAATATCCTGTTGCAGGGTCTAACTCCTCAAACCTCTCATCCAAACACTCTTTTTTCTCTTTCTCCTCCTTAACTAAAACAGCAGGACGCCAGAATTGTTCTCCCTGAGCAAGAGCATCGTGGAGATGGTAGTTATCTGTCGCCCCAAAGTTATCAAATTCCCAAATCATTTCCTTTTGATCTGCATGAAAGAATATCTGTCCAGCAGCATAGTAATTACCAAGAACTGAGACTCTTTCAAACTTAACCTTATCCTTTGGAGGTTTATATGGTAAGACGTTAAACCTGATATTCCTAATTAACATCTCTCTCCGCAACCAATGAGAATAAACCTCAGAGAACAAAACTTCCTCCATGCAGACCGCTCTCGGCCAGTACTTTTGAACTAAGGAGAATTGAGTCTCAACAAACTCCATAGGGGACATTTCCCTCTTTATCGTTTCAAGAAGAAAAATGTTCATAAACTTATCTGTTCCCGTAACGACAATCCCTGGAGTCTTAGAAACAGCTGGATCGTTCATGACGAGGATGTCTAAATCCTTCAACCTCCACCTTAAAGAACCATGAGGAGTTAAAGCAGTAACAGCATAGGCTAGCGTTCGGGAGTAAAACCTCTTCCAAGTAACATCAAACTCAGCCAATCCCTCATGGGGGTCATTGGCGTATTGTGCAGCCCAGACTCTCTTATTCTTTCTAAGGATGTCTAATGATTCGGCTGGGAAGTGTTCTGGAAAGACGGGCTCTGCTTTGCCTGTTTCCTTATTAAACTCCTCTACTCTCCTGATGTATCTAACTAACTTACTTCCATAAACCTCCATCATGTGAGCATAAATATCATCAACCGACCATCTAGTCCCTACTACGTCAATGTGGTCAGTTTTTAGATTAACAAGGAATGACTGGATATTATCAAACCAATCAATTAACGTCGCTCTCTCAACCCTACTATCTCTAGCTTTATCTCCAAAGATATCATCTAACTTAATTAAATCATAATGCCGTCCTTGTGATCTTCCTCCAACTCCAATAGTATCGAAAGTAGGCTCGGCCCAGAAGCTAGACCTTGGAAGTTCCAGTTCAGACTTATTTATCCTTTGTACCCTGGGGTTAGGGACACATTCTGGAAACAATGCGATGAGTTTCGGATTGCCGGTAAAGTGTCCGGTTATTTCATATAGGAACCGTTGTGACCCTGCGTGTGCTTCGTGCCCTAGGAGAAGTCGAATGTCGGTTCCTAAATTAAAAGGATGTAATTCCTTATCCGCTACGTCCGGGAGAGCAGCCTGAACCGAGCCCGTTATTGTTTTGATTGTTGATTTAAAATGAGATCGTGCTAGTAACGTCATTCGGTATAACCACACTAATTCATCAATCTCTTCTCCTTCCTCATCAACTTTTCTCTCAGTTCTAGTCTTATCTAACCAAGAACAAAAGTGACCGTGGAATTTAGTCGTGAGCTTTGTGTAACCAAGAACGGAATATGCAAGGAAGAAAGTATCAGTCTTAGCTAAGACCTGAAGTTCTCTAATTTCATCTTCGTCTAAGGCATCTCTTCTTTTCTTAGCCTCCTCCTGAGCTTTACTTAAGCGATCTGGATGAAGCAGAGATTCCCATTCTTCATCCGTGGGAGCTTTTAATTCCTTTGGAAAAACAAAGTTTAGGTTAGGAAATGGAAGAATAGATGGTTCCATTATTTACCTGTCACCCTTGCCCGTTCGACAGTTGGAGAAGTAACATCTATTGCTTCTATCCCTTTATGAAGCTCCTTAGCTTCTCGGGCTTTCGCCAAGCCATCCTTAAGTTCAACAATAGCAGTTTGGGAGAGCATACTGACATTTCCTGCGATGTTGATATCTCCTCTGCCATTATCACCACTTAGAACTCTAGTTTTCTCTAGTAACTTAAACGCCTTATCAACCACAGCAAAGGGATCAGACATGAATAAAGCGTCATCTTCCATAAAGGCAGAAATCCGCTCCATCGCTCTGACCTGGGTTCTCTCGAATCTGTCCTCTTGAAAGATCTTATTTCTCTCTGCAAGAATCTCGAGAACTTTCCGTCTAAATATCTTAGCCTGAGGAGTGCAGCAGATTTTACTGACCATCACGGAGGTCATCTTAAACTTCTCTGCTATCTCCTTCTGTGCCATACCCATGCAGTCGAGAGACACTATCTCTTCGTAAATAGGTGTCCACTCTTTAGGAACCCATTTAGCTAGACGGGCTGGCCGGTTTAGATCATCGTTTCGTGGACGACCTCTTTTTCTCTTTGTGTTTGTTTTTACTAGGTTAGAGTCTATGCTCGTCCCGTTCCCACCAACTGATGGTAATGTTTTACCGTTTAAGTCTAAAGCAACAAAAGTCATCTTTTCCTACTCCTCTTCCTTCGACGTAGTTTTGCAAACTTCTCTAGATTCTTAAGATGATCCATCACACCTTTCATATGAGCCCCACGTAGAGCTGGTCGTCTTTTAACTACTTTCCTACTAGTCCGTTTCGCCACTTTGTTCCTCTACATCCATTAAATTACCTTCTTCTTCAGGAGCATCACTTGCGGTCATTGAAGGGAGACTATTAACTTTTAATTCTTCTGCCTTCCTTAGTTCCTGAATCCTTGCAAGTATTTTTGATGCTTCCGGCGGGTGTACTTTTCCTTCACTATCAATTACAATAACACCGTCATCCCTATCATCAAAAACTCCCTCAACCTCATCAAGAGTTTCTCTCAAATACCTATTGATTTCTTCCCATTGATTAATAGAAAAACTTTTAATAACATTCGGAGCACGCCTATCCATCCTAACTCCAGGCACATCCCTATACATCGTCATGACAATTTCGCCATCAACGTAATCGAAATAAACCTCATTCTCGCAACAAATGCCTCTTCCTTTTACTAATTCCATAATCTTACATTCCCTCCCAAAGCATTATAGCTTCCCATACGTGATCCGCGTCACCAACATTAACACTAGAATTAATCCTAAAAGAATGAAAAGCAGAAAGCCCGTAAGTTAACATATCATAACAAAAGGCTTTCGTTGCTGCGGGAGGAGCTACATCAGCTACTGACGTTCCAATAGTCCCGCCTTGTAAAGTAACCCAAGTAGCAGCAGCTCTCCTTCTAACTTGAATAGTATAAGTATTCCCATCAAGGGCGGCGGGCGCTATTAGAAGAATCGCAACAGCCCCATCCAAATCTAAATCAGTAAGAGCATTAGATGGTTTAGTATTAATAGGAATAGCAAGATCAGGTAATCTAGCGAAGGAAATAGACATCACAAACCCCTCCAGAGCTTCCCTGCTTCCCAAGTTTGATCGCCCGTAACAGAAGAGGGAGAATGAATACGAAAAGCAGAGAAAGCAGAGAAACCAAAGATTTCCATGTTATAAGCAAGAGCCTTATCAGCAGCAGGAAGAACCACATCAGCCAACGCATCCCCAAATATCCCTTCCTGCAATGTCACCCAAGTAGTTGCCCCATGCCTTCTACCTTGAATAACATAGGATTTAGACTGCAAACTTATCATTCCAATTAAAACAATAACAATCGCATCATTTATCAAATCCTGAGTAAGAACATTAGAATCCGTCCCACTCCCATCAATAACCAAGTTTGGTAATCTAGCAAAAGAAATAGACATAACTTTCTAAGCCTCGAATGAACAAGACGAAATTACCCATTCCTAATATAACCCCCAATCCCTCCAAACACAACCCCCCAAGTACATCCATCCCACGCGGAAGGGGCAGTAGAGGCACCTAGAGAACCAAGGGAGAACGTGCCAATATGACATGAATAACCTGCCAATAAAAAATTTGGTGGGAAAATAAGAAGAGAAAAAAATAACAAGGAAAAATTAAAGGGAAGAAGAAAGGAAGAATAAAATAAAAAGGGGTAAAAAAAATACTACGTAAATAGTTCTGGTTGGATATGTGTGATAAGGAACAAGAATTTCTTTGTGGCCCCCCTTCGGGGTTTGTTCGGTATTAGTTTCTGTGTGAGTTATGAGAGCCTCAATAATAGATTAGTCTAGACTTATAATATAGTTTCCTAAAGCTAACAATTTCGGGGTGATTGCTACCCGGAGGGATGTAGATTTTTATGAAGGTTCGTTCATGAGAACCTCACAGTATTTTCACAGCCCGACAATTAGATTAAAGAGTTACAGAATCTATAGGAGAGTATATGCATAAAGGACATTTCTGGCACCTAGAAGAAACGGGGTGCCGAAAGTATTCCTTATTTGCCAAGGTTGGGAGATCATGGAAACGTGTTAGCCCGATTACTTGTCGGAATAGGAAAGAGTCAGAGCTATTTTTCTTTAAGACTCTGAAACGGGCAAGTGGATTTAAGGTCAAGGTTCAGGTTAGACCAATTTAACAAGAGAGGGAGATTATGAGAGTCAAAGCTTACGACATTATCTATTGTACTGAACAAGAAGATCAAGAAGATTTGGAGATAGTATCTGCCCTGCCTTCTGTATTGATTCTCGACGTAGACAATGAGGAAGATGTAGCCGACGCAATTTCAGGTAAGACAGGATGGCTAGTTGAGGGATTCCAAATCGACGTAATTGGCTAAGTCAAGACCGGGAGCGGTAGTCGGTAGGTCCGAGGTCACAATCAGCGCTCCAATACTGTCAATATGGCGCACTTAAACCTGCCATACTGGCACTAGGATATAAGGAACAAAAGTGTTATATTGATAGTAGAAGAAGTAACCGCTCTTTCATAATTGATTCACCAAAGGGAGAAAGAATCATGGAGTTGAAAACAAGGAAAACTCGTACAAAGCACAAGATGGGTACAGCAGAAGGCGGGAAGATCGAAGTGGAATACCAGTATCCCGAATACGCGGACTTCGACGAGTTTGTGGCCGCAGCGGGTTCGCCCGAAGCCGGTTTGCAATTCGTGAATAACGCTGTGAGGGATGATGCTGGTGCAAGAGTCCGCGAAGTAATCACCGATGCACCGGAAACGGGAATCACGGAGGAAGAAATCAAGCTCCGTGCTCAGGAAGCTGGAAAGAACTTCCAACCTATCGCCCGTTCCACGAATAAGGAAAAGGCACAAGAGTTGGATTCCATCCTGGCGAGAGTCAGAACGGAAGGCGCAAGTGCGGTTGCCGAGGATTTGCTGGCGCTTGCTGCAAGGTTACAGTAGGGTTCCTAAAGGGATTACACTTACTTTCCAGCCAGGGAAGGTCTTTTTAGGAACAAGGAAGGGGGATCACTGGAAACGGTGGTCCCTCTTTCTTTTCTTTTTCCCTTATCAAAACAAGGATATTCAAATAAAATGATAGACCCAACTCAAGGGGCAGTAGAGGCACATCCCACGGGGAGCCACGTGCGCCAAACATCCCAAGGCCACCCACACCCAACCACGTCCACCCAAACCGCGCGAGTTGGGGCTAGGGGGTCGCTGTCAATATGTTATACACTATAGAATTTCTAGAAACTTCCATGGGAGTTGGGTTCTAGGGGCTTTCGTTTAAAAAAAAAAAAAAAAAAAACAACTATATACACCCCTATATCTGGAAATAATATGAGAACAGATAAGTGTCAACATACTATACAGCACCCCCCTAGGGCCAAGGCGCGGGGGTTGGTTGGACGTGGTTGGAGTTGGTTGGAGTTGGGTGGACGTGGTTGGCCTTGGGATAGTTGGGCCCCTTGGGTCCACGTGGGATAGTTGGGGGAGTTGGGATAGTTGGGGGACGTGGACGAGTTGGGTGGGACATTTTATTTAAATATGGAGATTTTATCATGACCGGAATGACAAGAAAAGAAAGCGAATTATTCCTAAAAGTTTTTGAGTTGCTCAAGTCTAAGAATCTTGAGCTTTCTATCAAGCCGATAGATGTCGGATGGAGAATAGTTTTATCCAACCAAAAAGGCCCCTGTCATATTAGTGAGGGAATGTTATTTCAAATCCTTAGAGGAATTCTTGAAAGAGAGTTATAATCATGTATCTAGCTGAGATCACGTTTCCTTCGGGTTTTTACTTTACAGTTAAAATCCATAGTTTAAGTACCGCTTGTTATTGGGCTAGGAAGTTTGGTTGTAATGTTTTAGTTTTCATTTCTTTGGAGGATTGAGATTATGTTTGTCAAAACAGAGCTAGGATTCGTAGGAGATACTTGTTTATGTAAAAGTGAAATTTTCCACTGGCATAATATGTATTCTCTAGAAACAAGATTTCTTATAATTGCATTTTTTATGTGGGGATGTGAGAAAAAGTACAACTTCACAATCAAAATTGGTTGGAATCTTTTGAAAAGTACAGAAGAATAAGGAAAATAAAATAACCTGCCATATTGGCACTGCCATTTTGGCACTTGACTTCTTTGTGGTTATGTATTATCTTAGATAGCTACCCCATGCGGGTCAGCAATAAGAAAAGGATAGGGTACGAAAGTTTAAATAGAGGCTTACTCTCTAGCCCTATTCTTTTCTAATCTTAAGTAAGCTAAGAAAGTAGGAAAAAGCAATGTCGTCCAGCATTGATCCGGTTTCCATTCCCCAATTAAACGATAAAGAAAAGAACGATAGAAAACAAGTACCTAAGCTTTGGAATCTTCCTAAAGTAGATAAGAGTTTTCAGAGAAAATTAGAAGAATTAAAACCCTTTCAGGAGATGTACACTAAACTTCTATACAAGGTTGGAAAGAATAGATATAACTTAATTCCTCAATTTGATTTCACCGTAGAAGTTATCCTACCTACTGGTAAATTCACCGAGTTATCCTATGAAATAATTGCTGGTCCCATTTGTCATTTAGTTATGACAATTTGTCCTATTAAGGAATTTGAGGATAATCTCCACCCCATATTAGAAAAGGTAAGAAATTCAGTTTATAACAAATCAATAGAAAGAACGACGGCTCTCGTAAAACGTCAAGAGGAAGCTAAGAAACTAGCACCACCGTTCATGTTATATAACCTAGAAGATCATCATTTAGAAATTAAGAGAGAACAAAAGATAACTATATTTGACCCAACAACGGGGATAACTGTAACCCGCTCAATGCCCGCCGAATCAGAACCTTGGCGCTTAATGACTCATCGAGCGAAGATGGAACTAATTAAATTCAATAAACTTGCAAAGGAGTTTGAAGCTAGAGAGGTAAGAAATGGAACATTTAACGCAAATGCGGACACGGTTCAAGTTAGCTCAGGTAGTGATTTGGAAAGGTAAACATGGAATGTATAAAGGTAGAGTTGTAGGGTTGCATGATGATTTTGTTTTCATTAGAGAAATCATTGTGTTAGCTGGTGGGATGAAAATGCCAGGGACGGTTTATCGGGTTGAATTTGAGGATGTAATTGCGAGGGTTTAAATGACTACTATAAACAGCACAAAAAGAACGACGTTTGACAAGTTTCACATTGATTATAAAGTAGTCTGCGAAACTTGTCAAATGTCTCTAATACTCAAAACAGACGATGAAAAAAGCAGAAATTGGTGGCATAACTGTATAGATGATCTATTTTATGGTATGCCTCGACTTGAAATACTCCGATTTAGTGGTGAAAACAGAAAGGAAAATCATGGACATTCAAATCAGGTATAATGATGGGATGATTGCTAAGTGTGATAACCTAGGAGACGCTCTAGAGTTCAATAACGGGGATTGGGATAAGGTTTCTTTTAGTGTTTCAGACTATGAAGATGAAAGGTTCATTATCTGGCGCGACGGTACATGGGAACACAGAACACCAAAGTCCTTAAAACAACAAGCCTTTGCCGAGTATGAAAAGGTGTCTAAAAAAATAAATAACGAATGTTCCGAATAGTCCACGATAAACACTTAGTTTATTCTCTAATAAAGGTATCGAAGTTAACGAGACCATTACTCCAAGGAGAACAACCTATAGAAGATTTAATGTTTCTTTGGGCAAATAAGACCGCTATTCCTTACATTAAACATTTGTGGAATTAAAATAATGGCTAAGAAAAACGACCAAACGATTCGGGCAAAGCTGCTTGAGGCACAGGCAGATGGACTCGACCAATGGATAAGAACACTTGAGGCTCACGAACCAGATATTTCGACCAAAAGTATTGTTAGGTTACGAGCAGCAGCAAAAACGCTTCGAGAATTAGCCTCAGAAGACACCGCAACTCAAGATAATACAGAACCAGACTTTGTACTTGAAGATGAGGAACTAGCCGACATAATGTTTCCAGAAAACAATGACCACCCCAAATCTTGACAATCTACAAAAAGAAATAGACACACTTTCTAGTGAAGAAAAACAATTACTAGAGAAGTTACAAGACATACGTGTTACAAAGTCTGTAAAACAAACAAATTATAAACAATTAGTAGAAAAAATGCCGATGACAGTTAAGGTAACTAAGTGTCTACAAAAGAATGGAGAAGTCACTGACCCCACATTTTTGTTAGAAAATAATCCAGTTAAATACCATCAGGAATATGTATGTCTCCTAAAACAAACAACTGGACGTTTTTACGATAGAACGTCAGGAAATATCAATCATATTCCTGCCTCAAGTTTAGAAGAACTCCTTGAACGTCTAAAGTTAATCCCAACTATCAACCTCGATTGGGATTTTCAAACATATCAAGCTTTCCAGAAATTCAAAGCCTGGCAGAAAAAAGAAGAAGCTAAACCAAATTATCAGATAACTCTGAAAGATGAAAGATTCCAGATTCTGAAAGTAAAAGGTGGAATGTGGGATATTGATAGGATCGAAGGGATTAAGAGGGAAAAAAGATCGAAGGATGAAATCTCTTGGAGTCTCCCTAAGATTGAAGGTTGGAGAATTGAGGAGGCTTTATTAGATAATCCTAAAGTAGTTTGGAGTGTAGAGGCTAAAGCTGCACTGGAAATAGAGGGAGAGAAAAGAGAAAGACTATCCAACCTAGCAGGAAAATTAGAATCATCTATTGAAGTAAAACTAAAGAACGGTTACGACCTTCGCCCGTTCCAACAAGTAGCTATTGAATTTATTGATTGCGCTGGTGGTGATGCGATCATTGCAGACATGACGGGTTTAGGTAAAACTTGGGAAGCAATAGGTTACATTGAATATAAGAAACTTAATGCAATCATAATCTGTCCCGCTGCAATTAAGGAAAATTGGCGTAGGCATATTAAGAACTTGACGGGAGAGGATGCATATATCTGTAAAGGTTCAACACCCTCTCAGTGGGACGTGGAACACTTAGTTGCAAAGAAACCTAGATATGTAATTATCAATTATGACATTTTTGGTAAAGGTTTAGATGTCAGTGATGATCCAAAGAAAGAAGAAGATAGATTCCTCTGGGCAGAAATTTTAACCGCAGGAAATTACGACATTGCTGTTTGTGATGAGGCTCATAAAATCAAGAACACCTCCGCAAATAGAACTAGAGCTACACTTCATCTACATAATATAAAGTGGTTATTCCTAACCGCTACTCCTATTCTAAATCGTCCAAGGGAATTATACTCTTATCTCCGTTTAATAAGGCCCGGTCAATACACAAGTGAAGATAATTTCTGTAATCAGTATGTGTTTATGGACGGGACAGTTAGGAATGTAGATAGGTTAAGAAAATCTCTCTCGACTATTATGATTAGAAGAAAGAGAGAGGATGTTCAGAAGGAACTACCAAAAATTGAGAGAATTTATGATTGGCACGAATTATCTGTCGAAGCTAGAGAGAGATATGAAACAGCATTAGAAGGATTATATCAGCAACTAGCAGAGTTTGATCTTAGCTCAGAGGTGATAAGAATAACGGGCTTACTTGCTCAAATAACTAGGTTGAAACAAATAGTAGCTCAAGATAAAGTAGAAAGAATAGCTGAACTGGCTATAGAATTATCTGAATCCTACGAAGTATCCCCCGCAGCAGATAAATTAGGAGAGGGAAAGGTTGTTATCTTCTCAGGATTTAAAGCTGTAGCTAGAGGGATTGGGAAAAGGTTGGGACATGAAGCGGTTGTGTTTGATGGGGATACAAAACAGGAAGATAGGCAGAGATATGTAGATCAATTCCAGTCTGATCCAGAGATAAAATTCCTAGTCGCTACGGGATTTGTAGCTGGTGAAGGATTAGATATGACTAAAGCAGGTTATGTTATATTCTCTGACTTCGGTTGGACGCCCGCCTATCACCAGCAATGCGAGGGACGGGTTTACGGTAGGTTAAATGAATGTCATGGCGCTGTGTCTTATTATGTAGTAGGCTCAGACACTATTGAGGAATGGATACAAGAGATATTAGCTAGAAAATTGAAGATTATAGAACAAATAGTTGAGGGTAACGATTCGCCCGATGCAGGAAAAAGTATGGGTTATGAGTTGATAAAGAAGATGAAAACAGAAATGAGGAGTAGGAGGAAGAAATAATGGCAGACACATATAAGCCGCCTTCCAGAATTATAACAAACAGAGGTTTTGAGATACTTCTCGAACTCGAAAAGGCAGACTCGCATAGAGATTTACTTAGATGTATAGCAGAAGCTATAGCTTATTTAGAGACTAATGCTTGTAGCCGTTCCAAATCAACTGACGAAATAGAAAAGTTTAGGTTCTATGAGGAGTAGGAGGAAGAAATGACCGATTACTGTCTTGTCCCAACGCAAGCTGAGAGATGTGCCCGTGGTATGTGGCCTACTGCAATTCTAAATTTGAAGGAAAAAGTGACTGAAACTTTAGTACAAAAAATGGAAGCACTTAGGACAATAACTGGACAATGTATTCTTTTAGAAGCCTCAACTAATCCTAAAGAATTTCTCTGTACTATCGGATGGCACCATCGCGGGCAATGGTTTAAGGATTTACAAGTTTCCGCTGAGACAGCGTTTGAAGCTGTTGATCTTGCTAGAGAAAAATGGTTAGAGAGTGAGAAAATGGTTAGAGGAGAGAAAAGGAAATGATCTTATTCTTTCCCAACAATAATAGGTTGCTGCCGACTTATTTGCTAGCTCTGGTAGAATTATCCATATTTTGGAGCCACAGCGCAACGGTGTCAGCTACTCCATTAAGCGTCGCGTTAGATAGTGTTAAGAGACATAAGGGAATAATAAAATGAACAAACTCATGAAGTTTAATCCCATCTTTTGGTTCTTTGTAGTTATTGAATGGCTTGGTAATAATGTCCTAGAACCAGTTATGGACGCCGTTGAGGAATTTTATAAGGCTAGGGAAAAAGAATAAATGCCCGAAACCATAACCCGATCCGATGGAGTTGTATTAACACTCCCAGACATAAACATCTCAAACACCCATAACTGTACCCATCATACATCTATAGATGGGATAGCTTTGGAGATAACAATGGC